TTTGACTTTTTATATCCTCGCCTTTTATCTTATTCCAGTATTTAAATTTGTAAAAGTTAGCGGTATCTGCTCTAAGCACGGCGTCGTTATAGAGTATAACCGAGGCTTGTTCTATATCTCGCGTTATTCTTAACGTATCTTTGATAGTTTTCCACCCGCTCCAGCTAGGATTCTCCTTTTCGTATACGCCCATCCACGTTAAGCCCTCTTCGCCTTTGTTTTTATGCAAGGCGTTTTTAGGGCTATTAAACTCCAGCCTTTTTAAAATTTCGTAAGCCTCTTTAAAATTCGCCATTATCGTTATCCTTATTTAGTTTGCTTTTTATAGCGTTATCTACCGTCTGCCTTATCCACTCAGCCCCTCTCCATGCTATAAAGCCGCACGTGGCCAAAGCTATCCTCTCGTCTTTTTGCCATGCGTAAACCAGCTCGTAGCCGATCCATCCTAAAAACATAGAGGTAAAAGTTCCTATCACTCCGTCTATCGTTTTTTTCTTAGACCCGTTAGCCCAGCTTAGCACGCCGCCCGTAAGGCCTATAAGCAGCACCCATATATAAAATCCCAGCTTGTCTAATAAATCCATCTACCATACTTTCAGCGATACTAAAACCGCTATTAAAACCGATAAGACTATCTCTAGCGCTACTTTTTTGTTAAACCAAAATTTCTTCGCTCTAATCGCTAGTTCGGTCATTTACGCACCCCTTTAAAAGCCTATCCGCCGCTACTGCGTATTCCATAAGCTCCTTAAACGTCTGCGGATCGTTTGGATCGTATTCGGGCGGCGTAGGCAAATCCTCGCGCTTTATGCAGGCTACGGGCGTTTTTACGTCTTGATACTCCGTGCGAGCGATGATTTGCGGTTCTTTACCCGCGCACCCGGCTAGCATTAGCGCGCAAGCTAGCACGCATAAGGTTTGAGTATTTCTCATCTCGTCTCCTTAAAGGCCTTAGCCGCTACGCTCGCCGCGTCCTCGTAAAATTTCAGCCTCTCTTGACACTGCGCGTCTTTTGCGGGCGTAGCTAGCTTTTCAAACCTCGCTTTTGCTTGTTTGGCTTCTTTGATTGCGTCTTGCTTTTTTACCTCCAGCGCTTCAAATTCGGCGTTTTGTAGAGCAATTTTTTCTTTGCAGACGCCGAGATCGCTTTTTACTATTCGCCCGGCCGTCCGCTCTAAAACCAGTTCGCTATTTTTTAGCTCCAGCTCTTTTTTTAGATCGCTTATTTCGCCGTTTTTAAAGTATATTAAGATTAAAAGAAACGCCGATAAGCCTAAAAATAGCTTGTCGCTAGAAAAAAAGGATAGAAATTTAGACATTTTTATTCCCCGTATCTTAGTTTATGCCATGCTCTGCAAGCGTAATAAAAACAGTAAATTTTCCATTTAGCTACGCCCAGATTAGTCATTATATGCCTTAGAGCTTCGTCGGCTAAAGCGTAAAGCTTTAGCTCGCATAAGTAATCGTGGACTACTACCGCGCTTAGGTATTCGGGGCTATTAGGCGGAAAGATACTCCAGAAAATTCTAGGTATATTAGCTCCATTGGTCTTATAGCCTTTAGGGACTTCTACCGTTATTTCTTCTACTAATTCGCTTTTAAAGATCGGCATAGTTACGCTATAAGGCTCTACTAGCTCGAATCTATCCTTTGAATAAGGCTTTAATATTACTCTTTTTATCTCCGTCATAGTTTGCTTGCCTCTTTAAAGAAGTTGGCCATGCCTATCTCATCTAAGCCTAAAGCCTTTGCCATGCTTTGAAGAAGCGGACTAGTAATCTCAATATCCCTAGCATACTCCCACTCTATCTTAGCTTCTTCGCTTGACTCTACGAGAGCTTTAGCTCGGTCAAGTAAGCCCATATGAAGAAGTTGAAGCCTCAATTGTCTAGCCGTTAGCCGAGAAGGCACTAAACTAAGATAAGCGTGCTGGATAGCTTTAATCTCCTCTTCATTACTTACAGTCCATTCTTTATAGTGTTTCTTAGCTCCGCTAACACTTTCGTCTATCTCAAGCAGAGTACCTACCGGAGTGTCGTAAACAACCTTGTCTAAGACCCCTTTAGTATCGTCTACTCTTTGCTTATAGCCCGTCTTTACGTATATTTGCATTTTGTTCTCCTTACATAACTTTAGTAAACGTCGTAACGCCGATACCCGCTTGATACGGCGTTGCTACTCCATAAGTACTATACCCGCTACCGTAGACTTTGCCGTCGGAAGTTAGGATAAGAGAAGTCGTAGAACCGTTATATCCGCAAGACTCTATATGGGTTATTTTTTCTACGTCGGAGAATTTGACTCGACCGGGCGTAAGTTGGTGAGAGGATGAATTAACCCCTGCCTGTCCTTGTCCGTTACATCCGCAAGCAAACATTTCATTATTTTTAGTTACGTAAAACAACGTCGGATAAGCGTACCAAAGGCTACTAACGACATAAGCCTTTTTTACGTCACTAGCTATCTTGATAAAGGAAGTTTTATCGGCTGTAGTTCCATCTCCTAGATAACCGTGAGCATTATATCCAGCACCGTAAAGGTCGCCGTTCTTTAGTAATAAACAAAAGAAGCTTGGTCCGCACGGAGGGCATATTACGTCTACTATAGGATTTGTTTCGGCGTTGTACGAAGTATTATTTAGGGCTAGTTTAGTGGGCATCGGGACGGCGTTTTTATGTCCAAGCCCAAGCTCTCCTTGAGCGTTTGCTCCCCAGCCGTACGCGTTTCCGTTTTCGCATAAGGCTAATACGTTCATGCGAGTAACGTTTGTAGAAGCGTCTGCCCCATAGCCCCCTGAAATAAAAAGCTTTACGACTTTTTCATGGTCTAAAGCGGCGATTTTGTTAAAAGTATTTTTATTAGTAGTATCTCCTAAACCTAAACCCCAACCGGCACCATAACCGCAAGAATACGCTTTCCCTTTCTTTGTTAATAAAAGGACTACCCCGTAAGCCCCTCCGTGAGGCTTCATAAAAACGATCTCATCGTCGGGATCGATAGCAGGAGACAGCTTAATCCAGTTTATTTGATTTTGGAGTTGCGCAATTCCTAGTGCATCGACAGAAGAGTTATAACCTACTCCCCATACAGTTCCGTCGTTTTTCAAAGCTACAACGGTCGTAAACTCGTGATGGTACCCGGCCGAGCTAGACCAAAAGTCTTTGACATTATCCGTAGATTTAGTAAGAGAAAATACCCAAGAGGTGTTTCCGACTCCCATTTGCCCGTAAGTATTCAGACCCATTGCATACAAGTCTCCGTTTTCGTAAAGAACGTATATACTGCGAGAAAAGATTTTGATCTTCTTGACTTTAGATTTGCCTTTTAGAGGATTGTAGATAGAGCATATGCCGTTTATATGTGCGTTGCTTAAAGTCTGAACAATACTCATATCCGCGTTTCTACCCCAAAACAATATCTCTTCATCGTACGTTACGGCGAGCATGAAGTGCCAAGGGATGCCCTCTTTTGTGTCCGGTAGTAGCCTTATGCCTTGTCGTTTGGTAAACTCCTGCAAAGCCGAAGGGGCTAAAGCAACGCCTTCTTCCATGCTGTTTACGTCATCGGTTAGCTTTACTAGCCCAAGCGTTGTTTTAGAAGCCGTTGTAGGCAGCTCGTTCTTTTGCGCGAACTCTTTTGCCGTTGTTTTATCTAGGAACTTCCCGTCGGCCTCGATCTTAGAGTAAGCGTCGATCGCGTCTACCGCTCCGCTTTGCGCGTCTATCGAGCAAAGAGTTCCCCATGCATTATTAGCCTTATTGCGTATTTTTAAGAGATGTTTTTTGTCGTTGGACGTATCTAGCCATACCGTACCGGCTTGAGCCGACGCCGGTTCTAAATTCCCGGCGTTGCTGCTAGCTAACGCGGCTAAAATTTCGTTAGCCTGCCTCCTAAACTCTAGCCCTTGCAAATTTGCGCCTATTTCGTATTTGCTCGTTTGCATCAATATCCTTTCGCTATGTAATTAAATTCTCGCCTCACGGCCGTTCCTTTTTTATCTAAGATTTTTATCATAAATCCCTCCTTGCTTTGGTTTGTTAAAACGGCATCGTCGCCGACTAACGCGTTTATTATCGTTATCTGCGCTTTAGGGGAGACGCTAAAATTATTTTTATAACTAATTAAAATATCGCCGCTCTCGTCGCTAAACGCCGAGCCGCTCTCTATAACGTCGGGCATATCTACTATTACGCTCCAGCTTCTTATAAGCGGCGTTACTAGCTCGTCGCGCGTAGTTAGCTTTAATCTAAATTTAAAAGCCTTGCCTACGTACCGCCCGTCTTTAAAGTCCCTAAACTCGTTAAAGCTTACCCCGTCTACGCTTGAAGAAATTTCTACCGCGACGTCGAACGCCCCGCCGTTTAGCCCGTCGATATTTTGGGTTAAATCTACGTTATCTAGCAAGTCGAAGTTAGAGTTTAAACTAAGCCCTATCGCGTCGAATGCGGAAGAAATATCGCAAAGCTTAGCGCCCGTTAAATTTATTATTTTATCGCTCTCGTAATAGCCCGTCTTGCTTAAAACTTTTCTTCCCCCGCTATAATCTTCATCGATATTTTCGTCTAAATCTACGTTCGGCAATAAATCGAAATGATAAAAAAGCGGTATATCGGTAGCCAAAGCGAGCGAATTTTCGAATAGCTGCGCGCTATCTAAACGACCGCCCCAAGTAGGCGCGTCGATACGTTCTATGACGTTTTGCGGGGCGAGGGTTTCGTCTATTATCAAAACCGCGGCGTTTTTGCTCTCGACCCTTAATCCGTAGGCGTTTACGTAAAAAGCTTTTATCAGGTAAGTTCCGATCGAGCTTAAGAACGCTCTAGGAGCCGTCCCCGAGTAAACGCTATAAGCGGTTTCGAATTTTAAACCTTTTCGTATTTCGTAATTTTCGCCCGTATCGCGCCAAAAAGCCAAATTCTTATTATCCTCGTAGATACTATTAAAGCCCTCTACGTCCGCTAACGGCGTAACGTTTAAATCTAAATTCGCCGCATCGCTTCTTATGCCGCTAGTATCGACCGCAAACACGCTTAATTTAGAGTTTAATTTAGTCTTAGGCATATCGAATCTATTTAAAGCCGTTTTTGCTACCGGCGCGCCGTCTTCGTAAATTTTGAATTCCTTAAAATCTAGCGGCGGTAAATAATCCCAGCTTAAAGCCCAAACGTCCCTTAGCTCGACCGCTTTTAGATTCTCTACCGGCTCCGGCGGGTAAAGCTTGCCTAAAACCTTATAAGTCTTACTTGCGCTATTGCCCGCGCCGTCTTTTACCGTTATTTCGTAGGTTTCGCCCTCTTTAGCTTCAAACTCGAACGCGCTATTAAAGACCTTTATCGTTCGTTCTTCGCTAACGCTTTTATACGTCACTAAATAAAACAGCGAATTGCCGCTCCAAGCTAGAGCTAGCATAGTTTTTATATTTTTGGCCGTATCATATTTTAAATATTCGCTTATTCTTAGATTCCGCACGCCCAGCGACGAATAGTCCGTAACGCTTATATTTTCCCTATCGTCGTAAATATCCTCGTTGTATTCTATCGCCGTAATATGGCGCGTAAATTCGCCCGAAGTAGCTATCTTTAAAATTCGGTATAATTTAGAAGCCTTATTAATCTCGCCGAATGCGTAGTTGTCGTATTTTTTAAAGACGCTTCCGTTTAAATTCAGCCTTAGTTTATTAGGAGCTAGGATTTCTAAAACCTCGAACTCTTTGATCTCGTTTACGTCGTTTTTGATTTGGATAGCGTATTTTACGCCGCCTACGGTATCTAAATCTCTATCTAAAATAACGAAATCCACGCCGCTATCTTCTAGCAATCTACCGCTAAAGCCGTATTGGGGCGTATCGTGGCTAACCTTGATAATATCGCCGTATCTGCAAACTAAACTATCTTTGTCGGCTTCAAACTCTATCGTTTCGGTTAGATAGCGATTGCAATTTAAAGTAAAGCGTCCGTAAGCCCTAGCTTGAGCCTCGTCCGTGCAGCCTACCAGCGTAACGGAGCTTTTATTGCTTACGCGCGAATTATCGGCGGCTATTTGTCCGACCGAAACGACGGAAGGCTCGTAATCTTTATTTTTATCGTAATAAGTTATCTCGATAAAATTCGCCCTATCTACCAAAGGGAGGAAATTTTGTTTAAACGTATCGCTTAGTATATTTCCCATACCGAACAAAAAGCTTTGAGCTGGAATTAGTCCCGCTTTTTCTATTATTACGTCGAATTTAGAACCCGCTTGAAGCACGGACGCGCGACCTAGCAAGCTAACCGTATCTAAGGCCTTTCTAACGCTTAATTCGCTATCGAATACGATATTACATTTTAAGCTCTTTTCTTCGCAAAAATTAGCCCATTCGTTAAAACTAGGCATTATGCGCGAACTCTCCACGCCGCTATCTTCTAAAATCTTGCGACAGATGCGAGAGGGGTTGTCGCTATTAGCCGTTACGACCGCGCTAATTCTAGGCGCGCCGCCGTTTAGCTGATCGGTCGCTAACGCCCTAATAGCTAGAAGCGCGGTTTTAGGATAAATAAAATCGTCGCTTACGGTTTCGGTTACGTATTCCAAATAACAATCGCTTGCGTAACGGCTGCCGGTATTGGGCGCGGTTTCGAATTTAGCCCTAATGTTATATTTATTAGGCGGTAAATTATCCGCCTTAAAAACTCGCCTAAACGTGGAAGTCTGCGCGGCGGTTACTACCGCATAGGAAACGCCCGTAGGCGGGTAGTCGGCTAGCATTTGCGCTCTAGCTTCTTCAGGACTTCCTCCGTATGTTTTGCCTCTAAATTCGTAAATATTCTTGTGTATTAGCTTAAATTTTATAAAAGGGCTTATATCCGCGGGAACTACGTTTAAAGTTTGCCCCGTTATCGGCGTCCAGTTTTCGCCGTCGGCGGAGTATTCTACCCTCACGTTTACCGAGTATCCGTCAAGCCCGCCGTTATCGTTAGCGTAATAAAGCCCGCGCGGGAAAACTAGAGTTACGGATAGGCTCGTTACGAAATTACCGTCCGTTTGCGCTAAAGAGTAAGATAAATCGGGGTTTAGCTTTTTGCCTATGTTCTTATCGTAGCTAGTATCGTTAAAATTAGAGATTATATTTTGGTTATTAAGCCCGTTTCTAATCTCGTAAGTCACGCTTTTAAAATTCTCTATCGGCTCGTCGTTTATCTTAATCTCGCTCGCGCTTTTTATTTCGCCGTCGTTTAGCGCGTAAAGGCCGTTAAAATATTGCTTGTCGCCCTCGCTGATTATATAAGAAGCGATTAGCGGCGGAGTTATTTTATGCGTCCCGAAAACCTTAGGCACTACTTGAGCCTGCATAGCTTGGTTTGTAGGCTTATTCCAGCCGTAGGTATTGGAGTTTTTAAAATCCGTCCTATCGAAGTTAGGCATAGACGGCTTAGGCATAATAGCCGTAAGTAAAAGATTGCCGACCATAGCGATACCGGCAGCTAACATACTACCGCCGAAGCCTAGCGCCCCTACGGTGGTTTTTAGTATGCCGGCGG